AAGACGTGACCGCTGTCTTAGTGCCACTAGGGTAGGACCCCGGAAGATTAAGCAGCTGAGGAGAAATAGCCTTAGAAATGATATTAGTCGTAGAAGGACCCCAGGTGTAAGTGTTAATATAACCCTTTACACCAAGGAGGTACTTCATTGACATCTCATCCTCAGACCTGATAGTAATGTCCTCAGCCACTGCTAATGCAGTATCTTTGCTCAGGGCCAGTGGAACGGCCATGTCAGTGGAGTCTCCAACTGCTGTGTACTTAAAGCTGTCCATTTGAATATTGACTGGATGGTAATCAGCCAAGGGTTTCGAGTGGCCATAAGCCGAAGCTAGACCACGCGATACCTCAATCGCCCATGAAGCAGGACCAGCATAAGCAGCGAGAGCAGGAATAGTAGACAAACTCGAAGCAACTCTTCTTGCAGACAAAAGACCTTTGGATATACTCCCACTAGTGGAAGTGGCTTTAGCCTCCTCGGAGTTGGGAACCATTGGAGCCATAAGCTCAACGTCAACAAACCTGTAACTTAATGTAACATTACACGTCTGAGCGCCTCCTCCACCCACTTGGAGAGGAGACAAAACATCAAGATAAAATGTCCCCATAGTGTAATTCCCAGTATTCAAGTCAAGATATGAATGAGGAGCCACGTATGGTATTGCCAGCATCTGGCTCGTGTCCCTACAGTCAATCTCAATGTTAGGCTGCTGAGTCGTCTGTGCTAAGCTGTAATTCCTAGTCGCTATCGCACCCGCCGAAAGGTACTGGGTCATTGGAAGAAAGTGGAGCAGAAGCCTCCCCTGTTGAAATGGGTAAGCATTCAGTTTCACAGTCACCTCAACTTTAAATCTAATGAGGTTTATGCCATACAACTTGTTGACATACTTCCCAAAAACCATAAGCGCACTGGACGGGTCAAAACTAGTGATATTCGTACCAGCCGGCTGACCTGTCACATTCCATGTAGCTACTGCTAATATATTATCTTTCTCGAGAAAACTCCTAATATCTGATGGAGTTTTTGGTAGCGCCAATTCCGGAGGTACTGAAAAGTACTCAGTAGCCACCGTACCTTGATCAACCACTACCGTAGTAACGTGAGTTTCTTCTGATATAGGTTGTTCCATGTTACCAATCATTTTGGGTAACGCGCATCCTTCTGACGCTAGGGGACTCAACCCCTTTCCGAAATAGTAATGTTGCACTTCTTTAATTCGATTTAACTTAGTCATTTTATTGAAGCATGC